TTACGAGGTAAATGTTGGGGATTTTGTGAAATACGGCAACGGCGATTATCTGAATTGGCCCACCCACAAGATTGATGGGCAGGACTACCAAGTAATCCAAGAGGCCGACATTTGCGCGGTGGTCGAATGAAACCTGGACTTTATGCCAATATCCACGCTAAACAAGAGCGTATAGCCCGCGAAAAAGCAGAGGGTAAGCCGGTAGAAAAGATGCGTAAGCCTGGCGCCAAGGGTGCGCCTACTGCCCAAGCATTCAAAGATTCTGCCAAGACTGCTAAAAAGAAATGAAAAAGCACGACAAGCCAATAGCCCACAAGACTACGGGCAAGGACAAGACTTACAAGCCCACCGACCAAGGCGCAGGAATGACCGCCAAAGGCCGTGCTGAGTACAACGCCAAGAACGGCAGCAACCTAAAGCCGCCAGCCCCAAATCCTAAGACAAAGAAGGACGAAGGACGCAAGGCAAGTTTCTGTGCAAGGATGGAAGGAGTGGTAAAACATTCCAAAGGCCCAGCGGAACGTGCCAAGGCATCATTAAAGAGTTGGAACTGTTAGGAAATCAAATGCTTAAAAAATCAGCAACCCCAAAAGCGTTCAAAGAGAACATCAAGACCGAGGTAAAAGCCGGTAAACCCGTGAAGCAAGCCGTGGCAATTGCTTATGCTGAAAAGCGGGAAGCGCAAAAGGCAAAGAAAAAATGAGTGAAATAGCCGAGAAACGTCCAGTAGGGCGACCAAGCCTTTATGACCCTGCCTATATAGAGCAAGTCATAGAGTTGGGCAAACTCGGCAAATCGACTGAAGCAATTGGTGCAACATTGGGTGTCTCCACGGCGACAATGTACCGCTGGAGAGAAGAATTTGCAGAATTTAGAGAAGCCTTGGATACTGCGAAGGAATATGAACTGCTTTGGTGGGAAGATATAGCCCAAACTCATATGATTGAGAACAGGGAATCGGACAAAATTAACGCCTCGATCTGGTCGCGCTCGATGGCTGCGCGGTTTCCCAAGAAGTATCGGGAATCGACCAAGACCGAGATTACGGGTGCTGATGGCGCTCCATTGATAAGCGGAATCACCGTTACTTTTGTAAAGCCGGATGAGTGACGTAGCTGGCGCAATATCAAACGCGCAGTTTCCGCAAAAGCTGCAATGCCTGTTTCAGCCCGAAAAAAGCCGTTATCGAGTGTTGTACGGTGGGCGTGGCGGCGCTAAGTCTTGGGGCGTTGCTAGGGCGCTGCTGATTAAGGGCGCTCAAAGGCCATTGCGTATCCTTTGCGCCCGCGAGTTTCAGACATCTATACGAGATTCCGTCCATAAGCTGTTGTGCGACCAAATCATTGACCTGCGTTTGGATGGGTTTTATGAGATTACCCAAAGCAGCATACGAGGCAAGAATGGAACAGAATTCTCATTTGTTGGACTCAAGAACAACGTAGCTAACGTCAAATCCTACGAAGGCGTTGACATTTGCTGGGTAGAAGAAGCCCAAACGACTAGCCGCCTGTCGTGGAACGTCCTTATTCCCACCATTCGTAAGCAGGATTCCGAGATATGGGTGACGTTTAACCCTGAGTTGGAGACGGATGAGACTTACCAGCGGTTTGTTATCCATCCACCGGCTAACTCTGTCGTTACAAAGATTAACTGGTCGGATAACCCCTGGTTTCCTGAGACGCTAGACCTAGAAAAGAATGCCCTGCGTGACCGCGACCCAGAATCGTATAACACCGTCTGGGAAGGAATCTGCCGCCAATCCGTAGATGGTGCGGTGTTCGCCCGTGAGATGCAGATGGCAGACTTAGAGCAGCGCATTACCAAGGTGGTGTATGACCCAACAAAACCTGTCCACGCCGTATTTGACCTGGGCTGGTCGGATGCCACGGCAATATGGTTTGTGCAATGGATTGGCATGGAGACCAGGTTAATCCGCTACCATGAGGATAGCCAAAAGACTATTTCCGAGTATCTGGCTAAGATGCAAACCTATGGTTACGTCTACGATACACTATGGTTGCCACACGATGCAGAGAATAAGACCCTCGCCGCGGCAGGGCGTTCTATTGACCAAATTGTGCGGGCAGCAGGGTATAAAACCAAAATTATCCCTAGAACGCCGGTTGTAGACAGTATTAATGCGGCGCGTACATTATTCCGAAATTGCTGGTTTGATAGGGAAAACTGCGCGGATGGGCTACAATGTTTACGACATTACAGGTTTGACGTTGACCCTGACACCAAGGCGTTTAGCAAAAACCCCGTGCATGATGAGTATTCGCATGGCGCGGATGCGTTTAGGATGCTAGGGTTAGTTGTCAATGAGCCGAAGAAACGGGTAGTTAAACAGACATACCAAGTACCACAGTCATGGATGGCCTAAATGGATATTGACCCAATCATTGACGAAGCAATTGACTTCCTCAAACTCTGCAATGATGCAGACACCATGAACCGCCAAGAAGGTTTGGAGGACTTGAAGTTTGTCAATGGCGACCAATGGCCTGTTGAACTGCAAAACTCGCGCAACCTTGAATCTCGCCCTGTCCTGACCATCAACAAGCTAGATGGCTACTGCCGCCAGGTGACCAACCAGCAGCGCCAGCAACGCCCACGCATTAAAGTTCACGCCACCAACAACCAAGCGGATGTAAAGACCGCGGAAGTGATTGAGGGCATGACTCGGCATATTGAGGTTAACTCCAACGCCGACAACGCATACGACACAGGCTTTGACCACGCCGTAAGAATGGGCTGGGGCTATTGGCGCGTCACTACTGATTACGTCAAAGAAGATTCGTTCGACCAAGAAATATACATTGAGCCAATTCCTAACCCGTTTACGGTTTACTTTGACCCCAATTCCGAAGCGGTAGATGGTTCGGACGCAGAGCGTTGTTTAATTACAACAATGATGAGCAAGGCAAAATTCCGCAAGTTGTATCCAAATAATGATGATGGAACGTCATTTACCCAGCGCGGCACGGGTGACAGTCAATCGGAATGGATAACCAAAGAGGATATCCGCATTGCCGAGTATTTCTATGTTCACCGCGAGTCTGCAACCCTTTACCAATTGTCTAACGGCACGTCCACATTTGCCGAAGGTAAAGATTTCCGCGCACGTTTAGAAGCAGCAGGCATCCAAATCCTTGATGAGCGTAAATCCTTCAAGCGGACAATCAAGTGGAAAAAGCTGACCGCAATTGAGGTCATTGAGGAGCGCGATTGGCCTGGCACATACATTCCTGTTGTGCCCGTCTATGGGCGGCACGTTGTCATCGGTGATAAGCGCCACAAGTTTGGCATGGTGCGCCACGCTAAAGACGCGCAGCGAATGTACAACTTCTGGCAGACCACCATTACAGAGTCGGTTGCGCTTGCTCCAAAGGCTAAATGGGTAATGGTTGAAGGCCAAGATGAGGGCCACGAAAGCGAATGGGCGGCGGCTAACGTCAAGTCATTCCCATTGCTGCGTTACAAACAAACCGACATTGATGGGCAGCCTGCTCCTGCACCACAGCGCCTACAGCCCGAGCCACCGCCTGCTGGTGTGATGGCAGCAGCCGCAGGGATAAACCAAGACATAGCCACGCTGATGGGCATATTTGACCCGTCCCAGCAATTGCCAGGCAATATTTCGGGCAAGGCTTTGAATGGTCAGCAGCAGCAAGTTGACCTGACTAACTTTGATTTTTACGACAATTTGACAAAATCTATTGCTCACACCGGCAAGATTATCCTAGACCTAATCCCGCACATTTACGATTCCCAGCGCGTGATGCGGATTATTGGTGATGATGGCAAGCCTGATTTGGTGACAATCAACGAAGGCAAGCAGGACGAAAATGGCGTGTTTAAGGTCATGCACGACATGACTGTTGGGCAATATGATGTTGTTATGGACACAGGCCCAGGCTTTAACTCCAAGCGCCAAGCTGCTGTTGAATCCATGATGCCATTGGTAACGGGCAACCCTGACTTGTTTAAGGTCGCTGGCGACTTGGTGTTCAGAAACATGGACTTCCCTGGCGCAGAGGTCATTGCAGACCGCCTTGCAGCGTCTAATCCGCTGGCTCAGATTGACGATAAATCTCCTGTGCCTCCGCAAGTTCAGATGCAATTGAAGCAAAGCCAAGCGCAATTGCAGCAAATGCAACAACAAATGCAGCAAATGCAGATGATGATTAAGCAGCGCCAGGACATCGAGCAAGTCAAGCAAGATGCAGAAACTAAGCGCGTGCTAATCAAAGAAACCAATCGCGCCCATGATATCGAACTGAAGAACGCTGAGCGCCATAAGGAAATGGAACTCAAAGTTGAGACCACGGCGCACGATACTGTGCTGAAAACCCAAACCCAACTGGAAATTGAACGCATGAAGGCTGAAGTGGCCCTAATGTTGGCCCGTTTGGATAAGGCGGCGGCTCATGCAGCGTCATTGGAAACTACTGAAAGGGCTATCTAATGCCAACCGTAACCTCAGAAAACAAAGCCGAGTTTGACCGTGCTGAAATGGAAAAAAATGGTCAACTTAAAGAAAAACGCAAACCAATGCCATCTAACGATTTTTATAGTAAATATAAAGAAAAATTAGTTCCGCATAAAGATTATTTTGGTTTTGTAAAAGAAAATGAACCTCACATAAAAGAACACGCAAGCGGAATAGCAAGTCAAATAAAAACATTTACTGGGTTAAATGAAAAACAAAAAAACAAAAAATACAATGAAAGAATGGGTGACATGAGAAATCATGTTACGGAAGCATGGGATTACACAAAACCCAACGATTGATATAAATTTGTGGTATAAACCACACAACCTTACCAGTTAGGTTTTAACTGGGTAAATTTCTTAGGGAAACCTATGTCAAGTGAAAAAGAAGCCGGTCAAGTATTGACTAGCGAGAATGCAGCAGATTTTTATTCGAACAAACTTGGATTAGCTGACAATAGCCAGACTCCCGAGGCTGAAATATCAGAGCCGGTTGAGGAAGCAGAGCAGAGTGAGCCAAGCGAAGAAAAAGAAGCTAAACCGACAGAGGAACGGAAACAGAATCCGAAACTCGAAAAGCGGTTTTCAGAGATAACTAAGCAACGCGAACAGGCACGCCAAGAAGCGCAGCAAGAACGTGAAGCAAGGCAAAAGCTGGAAGCTGAGATAGCGGCTATTAGGCAGCAACAACAGCCCCAACAGGCTAAAAATGCTGACGAAAAGCCTCAACCGAGCCAATTTACTGATGCCTTTGAGTATGCAGAGGCATTAGCAGATTGGTCGGCTGAGCAGGCATTGGTTAGGCGAGATAAGGAAGATTTGCAGCGCAGGGCAGATGAGGCGCAACAGAAAGTAATTTCTAGTTGGGCTAATAAAGTTGCAGCAGCGAAGGCAGAGATACCTGATTTCGATGACATGGTGGCCTCAAGTGGTGTTGCGGTAAGCGACCCCATTCGTGATGCCATTTTGGAAAGTGACGTAGGCCCACAAATCCTGTATCACTTAGCCAAAGAGGACGATCTTGCAAAGCGGATTGCCTCAATGTCGCCGTATGCCGCGCTACGCGAGATTGGGAAGCTGGAGGCCAAGTTTGAGAAGCAACCTGAGACAAAGGCAAGTAATCCTGTCGGGAAAAGTAAAGCACCACCACCGATTAGCCCTATTCGGAATGCCGGAAACGCTAACAACGTAGAGATTGGCTCAGACGGTCAGTTTCACGGAAGTTACCAGGCGTGGAAGACAGCGCGTAAGGCTGGTCGAATTCGATAGTTTTTATATTTAAGGAAAAATCATGGCAAATAACTTGCTAACTATTTCCAAGATCACCAACGAAGCGCTGATGGTCTTGGAGAATGAACTTACTTTTACTTCGGAAGTAGATCGTAACTATGACGACCAGTTCGCCGTAGTTGGTGCAAAGATTGGTAACACCGTTAACGTCCGTAAGCCTGGTCGTTTTATCGGTACTACCGGCCCTGCATTGAATGTTGAAGATTTCAACGAAACCAGCGTGCCAGTTACCCTGTCCACGCAGTTCCACGTTGATACCCAATTCACCACTCAAGACTTGGCTCTGTCTTTGGATATGTTCTCTGACCGCGTGCTAAAGCCCGCCGTTGCTGCAATCGCTAATAAGATTGACCGCGATGGTATGGTTATGGCTAACTTGAACACCGCTAACATTGTTGGTGTTGCTGGTACGCCTCCCACAGGTCTGATTACCTACCTGACTGCTGGCGCATACTTGGACAGCGAAGGCGCACCGCGCGATGGTCGCCGTTCTTGTATCGTTGAGCCTTTCACCTCTGCAACTATTGTTGACAGCCTTAAGGGTCTATTTGTGCCCCAAGAAGCTATCGGAGAACAGTATCGCAAGGGCTTGATGGGTCGTGATTCGGCTGGTGTTAACTGGAAACTTGACCAGAACGTGGTAAGCCAAACCTTTGGTTCGTGGAGCGCTAATACCATTGCGATCAACGTAACAACGGCTACTGGTTTCCTGTCTTCTGGCTGGGCTTACAGCAGCACCGTTTCGATGGCTGCATCTTCTGCATCGACTCTAAATGCTGGCGATACTTTCACCATCCCTGGTGTGTACGCTGTCAACCCACAAAACCGTCAATCGTATGGCAAGCTGCGTAATTTCGTAGTTCTGTCCACCACGACTGTCGGCACAGGCGCTACTAACGTGTTGGTTTCTCCCGCAGTTATTACTGCTGGTCAATTCCAAAACGTCAGCATCACCTCTAGTGGTTCGCAAAACATTACGGCGTTTAACAACACCGGCGTGGCTTCTCCGCAAAACATTATGATGCACCGCAATGCGTTTACGCTAGCAGTTGCTGACTTGGAATTGCCTGATGGCGTTCACTTTGCGGGTCGTGCAAGCGATAAAGAAATCGGTCTGTCTATGCGTGTCGTTCGTCAATATACTATTAACAATGACTCGATACCTACGAGGTTGGATGTACTCTATGGGTGGGCTCCTCTCTACCCTGAGTTGGCCTGCCGTATTGCAGCTTAATCAATAAAGGAAATTATCATGGCAAATCCAGGCCCAGCAACGACAGTATCGTCGCATCCCCAAGGTATCACCACTACTCAGGCTTTGCGTCTGTTGACTGTGTACAAAGGTGTATCCGTTACCGCAGTTGGCGAAACAGTATTGCCCATCATCAATAGCACCAGCTATTCGGTGAAAGATATTGTTATCACCAATGCCAACAATGCAGGCACATCCATCGACGCTTCTGCAACGGTGTTTACCCTGTATACCGGCCCTGCTGGTGCTGGTACGGGCATCAAGACCACCACAACCTTGACTTCTAATACAAGCGCAAGCGTTGTGAATGATCTGTCGCCCACTACCACCGCCGCACAAACGGCTCAAAACTTGTATTTCCGCGTGACTACTGCTTCCAGCAATGCTGGAACTGTGGACGTGTATGTTTACGGTTTTGACTTTAGCTAAACGCTAAATAATGGAAAAAGCCACTTCTTAACAGGGGTGGCTTTTTTTCATTTACGATTACAATCACTTACCTTTTCAAAGGAAAAATCATGGCAAATTCTCAAGCAATTGGCGCAGCATATCTTGACCAAGATATCATTGATGCCAATTATTCCCTAGTAAATTCGGTAACAGGCCAAATGGGTTACACGACCGGCAGCCCTACTACTGCCGTTTCTTCTGTCACTCAGGCGACTAGCAAATCTACTGGCGTAACTATCAATGCAGCAGCGGGTCAAATTGTCACAAGCAATGCGGCACTTGCAGCGGCAGCTGAAGTTGCGTTTGTGGTGACAAATAGCGCAGTTAGTGCATACGACATTCCTGTTATTGCATTGGCCTCTGGCGCTGCTACTGCGGGCACTTACTTGCTTTCTGTTGCGGCGGTTGCAAATGGTTCATTTACCGTTGTAATTTCAAACGCAAGTACAGGTTCGTTGAGTGAAGCCTTGACTCTTAATTTTGGCATCATTCACGTTGCTCAACTTTAATCATGGCTAATACATCTGTCCTAAGATTAGCGGGTAAAACAACCGCTATTTCTGTGACAGCATCATCTACGTCTGCAACCATCATTGATGACACTACGAACGACCAAGTTAACTTTGCGGCGTTCTTAAACACCGGCTCAGTAGCCGTTGCGGTCAAACTTGGGGATGCTAACGTAGGTGCTGCTGTGTTGCCGGTGTCTGGTACACCTGGCGACTTTTTACTCCCAGCAGGGATGACTTCTCCCATTGTGCTGGCTTGCCCAACTGTGCCCTTTCATGTTCGCATGATTGGCGCAGCGGCTGGCCCTTCATTGGTTTATGTAACACCTGTCGGCGATCAAAGCTAATATGTCTGACCCTGCTAAAACAATAGACCAAAACATCCTGCCTGTACAGGCATTGTTTAATCTGGACAATACGTTCCAGACGTTTATTGGGCAGGGTCAGCCATTTACGGCAACAATTAACCCAGATCAGTCGGGCTTGCACATAACAAGCAGCACGATTGATAGCACAACA